TTTATGAGTTATAATAAAGACTCATTAAAAGCTAGAAAAAAATATCAAAGACTTGCACCAGATGGTAAAAGCTTTAAAGATTTAGACTATATAGAATTTATTAAATCATTTCCTACAGATGTATATATTACAAATGCAGACCCCGGATTTTATAATTATGTAGTAAACTATACCACTCCTGATACTTTATTGGGTCAAGTTATAACTAAGAGTGAAAAAACTATAGAACCTATTGAACCTGTAGAAGATGTATCTAAGTTATCTGATGCAGCTGCAATTCAAAGAGAATATAGAGCAGCTCTTCTAGAAAAATCTAGACTTGATGAAGTAGGAACTTTAAGAGAAATGCTTGAACAAGAAAGAGAAGTTGAGCATTATGATAGAATAGCTTACCAAAGAGGATTCACTTCAACTCCTAAAAGTAAAGAAGCTGAAACAAAACAAATACTAACTACTCCCGGAGCAGAGAGCCCTACTAGTCCAAACACTGCAAACAATATTATATTTGATGATGACGGTGATATTGACTTAGATTCAATTCCAGGTGGATTACCTAGAAAAGGTTTCTCAAAAGAGTTAATTAATCCAGCTAAAATACTTAAGGCTAAGTTATGGTGGAACAGTAAGAAGATGAAGCCTTTAAGAGATCTAATTGATCTACAGCATATCTCTAATATTGTTAATTCAGATGTGTTTGCTACATTCATAGTTAATGCCGGAATACTAGCTGATGTAAATGATAAAATGGGTACTATTAAAGTGAATAAGCTTAATGGTTCATTCTATCAAAATCTTACTGTATACCATGAGGCATGGCACGTGTTCTCTCAGTTATTCTTAACTAAGGCTCAGAAGATTAATTTATATACTGAACTTCAGAACTATACAGATGCTAATGGTAATCAGCCTAATAAATCTAAAAGTTTCCGCCAGCTAGAAGAAATGTTAGCTGAAGACTTTAGAAATTATGTTAAGACTGGTAAAGCAAAATCAAATGCTCCAGTAAAGAATAGTTTATTTAGAACAATGTTAAATTTCCTAAAAGAACTATTTGGAAAAGTTCTAAGCAAGTTTAGAAAAAAAGATATACTAATTGATAGTCTTAACTCTCCAATGGCTAAAGAATTGTTTGACAATCTTTATCTAGGTAGATTTAATAGTTATCAAGCTAGTATAGATAATGCATTGCTATATGAATTAGATAGAGGTGTAAGACAAGTAAGTAATTCTAAAGAAGATGCATTAAGTCCACAAGACTCTAATCAAATATCAAGCAGTATTGACAGCATATGGTCAGAGGTTATTGATAGTATATATAAAACAAGAGTAAAACAAACAAGAAAACAGGCTATAGATAAATTTACTGAAGAAGGTAAACAAGTTACTAAAGAAATATTAGACGAGCTTGTAGAATCTAAGGGTCTTAAATCAGCTAGTATTGTGATGCTGTCAGATCCAGCTAAAAGAGCTTGGATGTATGATCAAGCTAAGCTTAAGTTTGAAGCTACATTAAAGAAAGAGGCAGATAAACTTAACAAGATTAAGGGTCAAGATAAGTTTAATACTTACAGTACCCTAAAAGAAATTAGTGATAATGCTGTTGCTGTAATGAAGAATAAAAAAGGAGAAAACAAATACTTCTTTTTAACATCTCAAGTAGTAGACTTCAATAAAATTACTCCATCATTAAAAAGAGGAGAAAGAGTAAAAGGTTTAGACTATAAAGACAGTATTAAAATCTTAGGTGACTTTTATAAACATAATGAAATCACGGATGAAAATGGAAGACCTGTAGACATTGTAATTATACCAAGGTTGGAAGATGCTCAACTTCAATATGAAAACTATAAAGAAGCTAAAGCTGAAGTATATACAGGTCTTGTAGAAAATCCAAAAGCTGAAGCTATTACTCTTGATGAAGAACAAGAACTTATCAGAGATAACATAAGAATCTTACAAACTACATTAGCTAACTGGGGTGATGAAAGAAGTGGTGTTGTAAAATACCATAGAGAAAATACTGACTATGAAGTATCTAAAGATAGATATGAAGTAGAATCTGCTAAAGAAACTAAACAAAGTTTAGATTCTGAAGGTAATGTAATTGATGAAACAGAGAATAGTGGTAGTGAAGAGAATACCATGGAAGCTAAAACCGGTACTCAGTCTCTTCAACAAATGATGAGTAAGGAAACTACTTATATAATTAAGAGTTTGTTTAAAGTAAATCCTGATGGAACAACTCCAGTAGATAGATTTGGTTTTAAAGAAAGAGCTGACTTTAATAAAGTATTTACTATACTGGCTAAGACTATTGGTGGTGAACGTGACAGATATGCTGCATATGCTAAGTTAGGTGAAGAATCTGGTAAATTTCCGGAGCTTAAACAATTATATGAAACAAAATATCCTAACCCAAATGCAACAAATAATAAGTTTGAGTTTGATATAAGTAAACAATTCTGGTTAGACTTTGCAAAATACAGAGTAAGATACATGCAGTTGTTTGCATATAATGATAAAGAAACCGGTGGTATTGATTTTAAAGTAAAAGAATCATCTATAGCAATAGATAATACACTTAATAGATGGTCTGCTTTATTTAAGAGTACACTACCTACTGAATTTATCTCAAAGTCAAAAGAAAACATTTCAAGTTTAAACTTATCTAATGTAGTTAACAAATTTTCTACAAAAGGAGAGTTAAAACCTGAGAATGGATTAGACTTTGCAAGAGCTATTGCTATTGACATGGATAAGAATGATAATATCCAACAAGAACTTGTAGCAAACTTTGATTACTATGGTTTAGATTACATATTTGATATTGTCAAAAACTTTAATCAGATTGAAAATATTCAGAAAACAAGTCCCCAAGATCCAAGATTAACGCCTGAAAGACTAAAATATCTTGAGTTGTTTAAAGCAAATCCTGTTAATGTTCTCAAAGATACAATACCAGTAGGAGTATTATCTGGAATTAAAGGACCTGTAAAAGAACTAACTCAGTTAAAAAGACTTGCTGAATTACAGTCTAAATATGGTTTTGACTCAGCCACAACTGGTGTAATCCGTGCTAATGGTAATACAGGATACCAAGAAATGAATTGGAGTGCGGCAACAGCATATGCTTATGCCTTAAATGCAGTAACAGATATGAATCAGTTATGGACAGACCCTAGATATAGTTATATGTCATATCTAAATCCAGAAATAAATTCATACACACTAAACTTAACTATAATAAAATCCCTGTTTAATACAACTACAGGAAAGAAATTAGAAGGTAAGTCGGTACAACTGATGGCCGTAGATGGTACATCTATGTCTAAAAAGACTTCTGTAATAAAGAATGGAAGAGCTGTAGATATTGAAGAAGCTGCAGGAAATACTACAACTGAATTGGACCCATACTCTAAGTTCTTACAAGAACTACATACTATGAGTCTAGGAGGTGTTGCTGAATTCCCAAGACACTCTGAAAAGAAATTTTCATATGGTCTTAAAATAATTGGAGGCCTTGAGGGTGACACAATTGGTTTTGAAAAGAAAGGTGAAGACAAGAACTTATATGTAGAGATAGATAAGTTCTTTACTATGGGTAAAAATAATATAAATGAAGGTGAATATTATGCAATTGGAAACAATCTATTTCCCTATTTGCAAAGTGAGTTTGATAGAGTTAAGAAATTTAGAGGTCCTGATAAAGAGCAATATCTAAGATTCACAGGATATAACAGACTAGTAAATGACGGTAATGATGTTGATGTACCACAAGGAGCTACATTTGTTGCATTTGATGGTATCTTGACTCAAGATACTAAAAATGCTTTATATGCATTAGCCGATCAACAGATAGATGTTCCTTTAGCAGATTACTTAAGAGGTAAGCCAATAAAGAAACAGATCTTTAGAGATATGATTGATTACTTTAATGAAAAGACAAAAAGTTTAAATGATTTGTACTTTCAGAAAATACCATACTTATCAAAGTCAATCTATGAAAAAATTGGATATACTGCGGATCAACTTACAAGAGAGAAGCTTAATCAACTTAGAAATGATAAAGATATATCTAACAAGATATTAAAAGCATATTCTTACAATGACTGGATTCATAAGTTTGAAACATCTACTTTATTATATGGAGATCATGCTCAATGGAATCATGAAAAAGAAGATTGGTCTAAAAGGATTCCAGGATTAACATCTGATGGTGTTGGTTTCTTATTTGATGAAGGTACTGTAGCTTTTATTAATGATTACTTTAATCAGAACAACTATGCTAAAACTATCAGCACTGCAGAAAATAACTATGATAATTTTAGATACAGTGAAAATTTAAATACAGCTATCATTAAAGATGCTGTAAGAGAGTCTGTCTATCTAGATGATTATCTAGATGCTTGGAAAGAAGAATATTCTTCTGTATATACAGATAAAGCTTTGATAAAAGAACTTCTTGCTAATGACGCAAAAGCTTATAAGAAAATGAAAGAGGGTGATGGTATGGCCTATATGACATTTGATGCATATAGAACATTACATGAAACCGGAAGAGGTTGGACTATGGCTCAAGAAGATCTTTATCAAAGAATCATAAAAGGTGAGAGAGTAGATCCAAGAACAGTTAAAGAATTCTTCCCTGTATACAAATTACATTACTTTGGTGCTATTGCAAATGATATACTTCCGGCAACAGCAATGCATAAGTTTTCAGTTATTCCTTTAATCCCTGGAGTAAATGCTAAAGAGGGTTCTCAGTTAGATGTCTTACATAAAAAGATGATGAAAGAGAATGTTCAGTATATAACATTTGATTCCGGGTCTAAAGGTTCTAATCTAACAGCTGATGGTAATTTAGATAATATCTTTGCTAATAAACAAGATAAATCTATAAATGAAGATGTTTCTTTTACAATAAATCCTATTTACATGTCTAACCTTAAAGAGGTTACTGTAATCAATGAATACTTTAAAGGATCATTACCAATAGCCACTCAGACAAGAGGTATCTTACTTGATAACTTATACTCAGATGGTAAGCTTTTAAATAAGGATCACGCACCTGTAGTAAATAATTATTTAAACTCAGTAAAAGAATACTCTGAAATTCTAAAAGATGAGTTACTTAATGAGATTGGCTTTGAGCTTATTGACGGTAGATATGTCGGTAATCTTACACAGTTTATTGAAGTTCTCAGAGATGAATTAAAAAATAGAGATACTCCTGAACACCTAATCAGACTTCTTAATACAGATAATGATCAGCAGCTGGCCATGGATTTATCACTACATCCAGAAGCAGACAATGTAGAGAAAATCATAATGAGCTTCTTACAGAATGGTTTAATTAAACAAAAAACAAATGGTGAACCGTTAGTTCAGACACCTGCTACATTTACCAATGGTTTGTGGGATACGCAGTTTGAATCTATTACTGATCCGGAAGAGATTAAAAAAATTCTTGGTTCTAATACATTGCCATTTTATCTTACTAATAAGGATGACAACGGTAAAAGAACAAGAAGCACTGAAATGAAGGTTGCAATAGCTTTGCAAGGTCCTTTTCTAAATCTACTTAATGGTAAACATACGGATGGAGAAAAGATTGCTACTATTGATAGGCTTAATGAAGTAATCAAAGATCCAAAATGGTTAGCAGACAATAAAAATGCTGTTACTATTTTTGGACCAAGGATTCCTAATGATGCTACTAACACTATAGAAGCTGCAACTGTATGGCATTTCTTAGATTCAGCCTTTGGTAATAGTATTATATTACCTACAGAGATTGTTGCTAAAGCAGGATCTGACTTTGATGGTGATAAGTTATTTATGACTTTTCCTAATATTGATAAAGAAGGTAAACATATTTCAAAAGGTGTAGATAATTTTAAAGAAACATTTAAGAAAGCACAAGACAATGCTAAGTCAAAGAAACCTGTAAAAGGAATTCCGTCTCCTGCGTCTATAATAGTTCAACAAAAGAAATATTTACAGAATAAGTTTTTGACATCTGCAGTAGATATACTAATGCTTCCTGAAAACTTTGCATATCTTACTAAACCAAACGGAACATATCTAGTAGATAAATATGTATCTGAACTTGAAGAAACTAAGATTGGTTATGATAGATACACTAATACACATGGTCAAGCAAATAAGACATCTGCTAAAGATGAAAATGGTAAAAGAAAAAAAGTAACAAGTCCTACTACAGCATTTGAGCATTTGTATAACTTATACAAGCATGATGCATGTTTAACTCTTGAAGCTTCTTTAGGTATAATGGCTAAGTCTTCAAAGTCTCACCCTATAAGTAAATCTATAGGAGCATTAATGCCGGCTAAATATAGAGCATCTTCCTACAATGAAGCATTGAACCAAACAATTGAGACTGGTTTTTTACTTCCTGTAGTAATGAGATTTGATCATAATGTTACTACTAATGCTAAAGGTGAAGAAGTTATCTCACTTGGTGGTGTAAGAACTAAAAAGGGGTCCCGTATCACTGATGTAATATCACATGACTTACAAGGTATATTAGATAGAGCAAAAGAATCATTCCCTTTTGAATTAAAACTTGTACCTAAAGCAATGAGTGTTTATAACTACATGCTTCAGGCCGGAGTTGATGAGGAAGAAGCATTCTTCTTTTTAAATCAACCATTGATAGCAGAGTATTTAGAAAGAGAACAACTTAAAGAAAGTGCTTATTCTAAAATAGTACCTACTGCTGAAAAAGGTAATGTGGCCAATAACATTGTAAATGAGTTTTTAAAAAATTACAAAGAAGAAGATCTCAAACCAATGTATAATGCGGTTAATGTATCTAAACTAAGATACACACTTAATGAGTTAAAAGAAGCAGGTTTAGATAAAACTTACTACTTTACTGTTAATGATGTTAAGTTAAAGACTATCTATGAAATTACTTTAGGAGAACTTATTGAAAAGTTAAACAATAAAGGTATATCTCCTCAAGCTATTGCGGCAATAAGTACTGATCCTAAAATGTCAAGAGATAAGAATGTATATTGGTACAGTTCTAATTTAAACAGTACTGCAAACTTTGCATTTGCTACTGATTACTTATCTAATAACTTTTTACCTAATGGAAAGATTTATCTTGCGCCATTAAAGTCTGGTTATAAGTCTAAAGATAAAACAAGTTTTACAGCTTTAGCATTGTTCATGAACTATCTTGAACTAGATAGACAATATAAAGGAATGAATGAGCTTCAACAATTATTCTCTCCAGATACTAGTAAACTTGATACAGTACAGCAGATTATTAAGAGACAGGATGCTTATACTGAGATATCTGCAAGAGCAAAAGAAGGTGAAAAATATGCTAGAAGAGAGTCTGTTGATAAAGATTATGTAGAAAGATTAATAAATGATTCTGTCTTATCTTCATTTAACCAAGACAAGCTTATACTGGATCTTACAAGACCCCTGTTTAATCTTAGATTACATCCAACTATTACTAAATATATATCAAATGTATTTATTGATCAGAATAAATCAGCTCAAGTTAGAAGTAATCCAACATTTGGTAAGGGTGTAAAAGGTCAAGAGAGATTTAGCACATTGTTTAATAATGGTGTTGTAAACTACATCTTCCAAAACTATATGTCAGACTTTGTAAATGGTAAAGGAAAATTAGTAAACATTCCTGAAATGTATGAAAATCTTGATATCATAATAAAAGATGACTTATCAATGGATGCCGGAGTATTTGAAGAAGGTATAGCTATTAACACAAAAATAATTGAAAGAGACTTTGCTACTAAAGCTTATTTAACTACCAATACTAGTACAGACAGTTATACAAACAGAGGCCTAGATACATTTACACTTAAACAAGATCCTTTTCAAACATTAGCTAGCTACTATAGATATGTTATTGCTAGAGAGTACATTAGAGTAAATAATCCAATTGAAGAACTTGAGAAAAACAAATACTTTAAGAAAAGAATCAATGAGTTAAATGATGTTGATACTGCATTTGAAAGTTATATTTCAGAGCGGGCTCTAGCAGCTAGCTTTAATAACAAATACATAATGGGTAAAACTAAATACAGCTATAGTGACTCTGTTATGAATTTGATTGATGAGTTTGGTGATGTACTTAAAATTAATTACCCAATTACAGCACAGTTGTCTCCAGGAGAAAATGCAGATGGTGCAAAAGTTCTACAGTTAAATAATAAGAAAGAAGCCCAAGGTGAACTTGCTTCTATCTATTATGGAAACTTAAGAAGCTTATCAGATCCAAGTATAATGAAAGTAGAGAATGTTTCAGATAATAAAAGAATATCTGAGATGTTTAACATATTCTCTTTACTGATGTTCTACCAACATGGTATTGGTAACACTAAATTAGGATTTACAAAAGTGCTAGATCCTATCCAGTATAAAAGTATAATGAAGGATGCATCAACTGATTTTATTAACAACTACTTAGATGATGACACACTAAACACTATCTTCAATACAGTAGTTAGTATGGATAGATTCAAAAATCATTTGATCAATCCGGAAAAATACAGACATGCTGAGATGGCTGATATAGCTGCTAATAATACTACGGAAAACTCTACAGATGAAGTTGAAATGTCATTTGATGAAGATGAAGGAGAAAATATAGTATCAGAAAGACTCATAAATCAAGAAGATGTAACCTTGTTTAACCAAATGGTTACTAAAGCTAAAGGAGCTAAGCCAGAAAGATTCTTTACAAGCAAAACTCTTTTTTCTAAGTTCTACAATTCAGCTACAGGGAAGAGACAAGGTATGCCACAAACAGCAATATGGATTAAGAACCGTTATGGTAATTATGATATGATTGATCAGGATCCTGATTCTGGAGAAGTATACTATGAAAATGTAAACCTTTCAACAGGTATGCATCTAGTTTCTAAAACTACTACACCTACACCGGCTCCTACTCAATCATCTACTAGTGTTGTTGACGTTATTCCAACCTATGGAGCTGTTCAAGTTGCAACTAATCCTACAAAAGAGTTTGACAAGTATTTAACTGATTCAATTTCAGATAATATTAAGAATAATGCTTATATTGAAAATGGTAGTAGTTCAGCTAATTTAATGTTCAGCTACGGATGGCAATGGAAAGGTAATAACTCTAAACAAGTTATTGGAGATAAACTTATTGTAGAACCTGCTCAAGTAGATTTTAGTGGTAAAGGAAATCCGGTTGCTGTTAAATCTAAATATTTTTATGATTCTAAGTATAATGATGGTACAGTAGTACCACCTATATCAGAACTAAACTTTTTAAAGAAACACATTGAGGATAATTTAGGTATTGATATGTCTGATTATGACATTGCTTTAAATAATATTTATACTCAAGGTACTAATTTGTTTAGACATACAGATATTGATGAATCTAATACTGCAAAGAATTATCCTGTTGTAGTATATGTTTTAGGTAATGAACATAAGGTAAGAATTGATGATAATGGTGGAGCTGCTGTTAGAGGTATGGGAGAAATGGTTAATCCAAAAACTCTTACTTTAAAAAATGGTGACATTTATACATTTGGTATGGGTGGTAAAGGTAGATTTGAAGCTGTACACGATGTAATTAGAAGTAACAAAACAGATGATAGTTTTCCTCCTATAACTTTACCTGACGGAAGAACAATAAATAAGTATACAGTTACCTTTACATTCAGAAGAGCCGCTGATTTAGAATCAGGTATGTCAAGTGCTCCTGCTAAATTAAATACTCAATCATCTACTAGTGTTGAAGAATTTGATATAGCAGATAGTCTAACTCCTATTGAACAAAATTTTAAAGATGGTGATGGTGGTAGACAAATGCAACCACAGTTTAAAGGTAAGTCTACTATGGATCTTATTATATCAGGAGATAGAACCAGAACAACTAGAGCCTATACTGATATACTAAGAATGTTAAATGATTATGGTTTAAGTGAAATATCAGAGCTTGTTGGAAGAGTTATAAGAATGACTGATAAAACAGGAAAACAAGTGTATACCAGAATTACCAATGTAGCTAAATTTACACAAAAATATCAAGACACTACATGGCAAAAAGAAGGTTGGGAAAAATCTGTAACAGATAAGTTAGTAAGAAAATATCCTTATGCTATAGAGTTTGAAGTAATTCAACCAGTTTCTCAACCTACTGTTGAACCTACTAAAGCACCAGTAAGCCCGGCTCCAATAGATAGTATAGAGTATGATATGAAAGTATATGACTTTCTTGTACATGAAATGAGTGGTAAACAACCAACAGATTTCAATAGCGGTACAAATGGAGTAAGAATGTATAAGCTTAACAAGTATGGTAATTATGACTTAGTAGATAGAACAACGGGTGAAATATATGTGAGAAATCTAAATATGGAGACAGGTAAGCAGGAAACTGAACCAGGTCTTGATACACCTGTAGATCCTGAAGTTATACAAAATGCTCTTGATAAACTTATCACTCAGAGAGCTACAACTAACATAGAAGAACAATTAGCAGTAAAGGGTTATGATATTAATGATATAATCAATAATTTAGCAAATGCTAAGACTCAGGAAGACTTTAATAAAATAACTAAAATACTGGATAAACTATGTTAGGTAACTGCCCAAATAAAAATACTGATGAATGGAAAAGACTTCTTGCCCAAGAAAATGGTGATGAAGTAAGAGCTCTAGAAGAATGGCATAAACTTAATCAAGAAGAAGATGATAAGTTTGAAACTCCTATTGAAGACAATCCTGATTTAACTGAAGAAGAGCCCCAAGAATTTACTGAAAAAGTAGAAAAGATTAGAGTATTTCTAGAAGAACAAAGATATGAGTTAAGTAGAAAAAAGGTTAAGAATCAAAAAGCACAAGAAGCTAAACTAAACAGATTAATAAAAGAAATAAAAGAGTTAGAAGCTGTTGAATCTATTAACTTGTTTATTGATGATGTTTTTGACAAAGCATTAGAGTATAAAAAAGAATTTAACAGTTTACTAGAAAGCTATAAAGAAAGAAAAATAACAAATAAAGATTTCTTAGAAGGTTTAGTAATGATGAATCAGTTTGCTAATGGTTATAGTGTACTAGATGAAATTGCTCAAGATGATGTTGATGAATTTTTTAGCACTCCTATACAAAGAAAAAACTTTGCGGATTATACACCACAAGACAAAGTAAAGGAAGCATTAAATATTAAAAAGTATTTAAAAATTGCATTTACTCAAGAAGTACCAGATTTATTAGCTGAAGCTTTTGTAAACTATAGAACCTATGCAAATAGAGAATCAATAGTAGATCAAATAAAAGCTTATGAAAAAAGAATAGAAGATATAAAAACTTCTAGCTTATCAGATGTATCAAAAAATAAAGACATTGATTCTAATAGAAAAGAGTTAACCAAATGGCAAAATATGCTATTGGATAAAACTAAATTGGCTAATGTGTTAAGAACAGCTTCTAAAGATGAAAGTGTATTTGATTTCTTATTAAACCCCCTCATTAGTTCTGAAGATAGTGCTATGGCTTTATTTGCTAAAATGATAAAGTCACAGTTTGAAGGAGCTAAGATGGAGGATATAATGGAAAGAGATGAATCTGTTCAAAAAATGGAAGAGTTCATAGCTAAAACCGGAAGAAGTAGAAATAATGTAGCTGAATTAAACAAAGGTCTTTATGAAGAAATATCTGTATTAAGAAGAGACTTTAGAGGAAAAGCAGTTAAAAAAGATGGAGAACTTATATTTGATAATAAAATGTCATTTGTACAAAAGTTTGATCTTAATCTTTATGGTGAAGCAGAATCTAAGTTTTATAAAGATAATCCAAAACCAAAGTTAGAAGAAGATGCATCAGCAATTGATACATTAGAACATGAAGGATTTTTAAAAGAATGGAGAGCTAAAAGAAGAAACTGGTATCAGCAAAACAGACAACCTAAATCTACTGAAGAGATTATAAAAATTAAAAAAGCTAAAGAAGCAGATCGTGATGCAGGTATAATTACACCAGAAGAACATGATGAATGGTTAAGCAAAGTAGTACGTGAAGATAAAAAAACCGGAATCAAAGTATTTTATGGTGAATTAACAGAACCTTCTAATAAATATTTAAATAAAGCATGGTTAAGTCTTTATGATAAAGAAGGTAATCCTATTTCACCAGAAGGTGAATACCATAAATACCTTACAGATGCTTATCTTAGAGACCAGGAATTAATACCTGAAACACAAAGAATGGGATACTATCTACCTTCTATTCCTATGGAAGACTATGAAAGAGTATTTAGAAAAGGAGCTGGTAATTTAATAAAGAAAAATACAATTGAAGCATTTAAAATCCAGAGCTATGATCAAGACATTTATGGAACGGCTGTAACTGAAGGTGATGAATTAGATACAAGACCCTATGCCAGAGCATCCATAACAGGTCAAGTAATGTTACCTGTATACTATACACAATCAATGAATGCTGATGATGTTAGTGTGGATTTATTAGGATCTGTACTTAAGTTTGGCTCTATGTCTAGAAGATACCAAGCAATGAATGAAGTATATGCTGAGATTAATGCATTCAAAACTATTATTGGTGAAAGAAAAGCAACTGCGGTAAATGCTTCAGGTGAACCAATATTAAACATTGCTGCAAAAAAATTAGGATTTGATCAGTATCTAAATAATAATGGAACCTCCTATTCTAAAATGCATGTAGATGCTTTTATAGAAATGGTAATCCAAGGAGAATCACAAAAAGCAGAAAAACTATTAGGACTTGAAATATCTAAGATTGCTAATACAGGTATGGCAATATCAGCTATTACCACAATTTCTATGGATTTACTTAAAGGTACAGCAAATAATATTCAAGGTAATATTCAGGTTGCTATTGAAGCTGTAGGAGGAGAATACTTTAATGGTAAAAACTTGCGTAAAGGATTTACTAAATATTGGGCAACAGTAGGTGATAATTTAGCTGACTTTGGTAGAGCAAAACCTGAAAGCTGGATGGGAAGACTAATAGATATATATGAGCCTATCCAAGGAACTTTTAAAGATGAGTATGGTAAAAATGTATCTGCAAGTCTAGCAAATAAACTATTTAGAACAAACACATTATTCTTTAATCAAAACTTTGCTGAGCATGAAATTCAAGTAAAGACTTTGTTTGCAATGATGGATGCTAAAAAAGTAATTGATAAAGAAACAGGTAATGAGATTACTTTACTAGAAGCCCATGAAAAATATGGACCAGAACTATTTGAAGTAACAAAAGATGAGAACGGTAAAAGAGTATATAATTACAAGATAGCAATTGATGTTACTAATCTAGATGGTACAATAGAAAGAGTAGACTTTGGTGAAAGACAAAGACAAGACTTTATGAATACTCTACATGCACTTAATAAAAGAATGCATGGTGTATATAATGATTTTGATAAGAGTACATTACAAAGATTTGCTGGTGGTAGATTGTTACTAATGTACCGTAAACATCTAGTTCCCGGTTTAAAAAGAAGATTTAAAGGTGCTTCATTTGATGAAGAACTTGGAGGAGCCACAGAAGGTATGTATAGAGTATTTTGGAGAACCTTAATGAAAGATACTTATAGATATAAGTTTGAAATATTTAAAAAGTGGAGTACCTATACACCATTTGAAAAAGCTCAAATTAGAAAAGTAGTAGCAGAACTTACTATAATTGCATCACTAGCTGCACTTATCATGGTATTAGGTTCAATGGCAGAAGGTGATGATGATGAGAAAAAAGAAATGCCTTATGCATATTACTTTATACTATATGAAGCAATGCGTATGAGAAGTGAGACAGCATCCTATCTACCAATAATTGGTTTACCAGATATGTATAGGATTGTTCAATCTCCATCAGCTGTAACAGGTATAATAGATAGATTTACAAAATTTGTAAGTCAATTCTTATTGACTTGGGATGAAGAAGACTTATCATTTAAAAGAGATACAGGAGTATGGGATAAAGGTGATAATAAATCTTGGGCTTATTTCTTAAAACTTATGGGCTTCTCTGGATATAACTTAACACCAGATGTAGCAATAGAAAGCTTTAAATCAACATTTGTAAAATAATAATCATGGCAACAACAGCATCAACAAGAGCATATGTAAAACCTAAAACATCACGTCCAGGTGTACATGCTAAGTCAAAAACTTCTAAGATAAAGTCTTCTAAGAACTACAAGAAGACATATAAGAAACAGGGTAGATAGAAAAAAAAAGGGGAACCTTTTACAGTTCCCCTAGAGTTAATCATTTTCTTCACAACAGTCACATATTTCATCAGAATTTGTGACAGTTAATCCATATTCATTATCAAACCAATCCTTAGCTTCTTTTTTACTAGGAACATCAATATCCCCACTAGCCATTGCTTCTGCTCCAGCCATGTAGGCTTCAGCCATTGCTTTTCTAAATGCTACGGGGTGCATATTAATCTACTTTAATAAATTTGCTAATATCTGGTCTGAAGTATCCGGGACCCTTTAGTATTTTACCATCTTCTCTAAGAATAGGTTGACCATCTGGACCAAGTTTACTCATATTACTCTCTTGTATTTCATCAAATACATCTTCTATGATATGTTGCATACCGTGTTTGAGTATAGTACCACATAAAATATATAACTGATCACCTAAAGCATCAGCTATTTCAACTAATGAATTTTTGTGACATGCATCAAGATACTCATCATTTTCTTCAGCCATTAACCTATGTCTTAATACGGTTTCATCTTTCTCAAGATTCTGTGGCCATACTCCATCTACTTGTTTAAATGCACGGTGAAATTTTGCTACTGCTTTTAATTGCTTTTCCATTTTGTAAATTTAAAAAAAAAGGGGACACATTGCTGCATCCCCTAGATTATTATTAACCCTCATCCTATGGATAGATAAGGTTCTTTAGAAAAAGTCTGGAATATTTTCAGAATCTTCTTCATTTTCATTAGGAACAAAGTCTAGATCAAAATCTGCTAAATCAGTTGTTTCTTTTTTTTCTTCTTGAATTAAATCTAAGTTAGCTTCTTCTGCTTTATATTCAAAAGCATCATCTCCTGTTTTAGGTTCAGGTGCTTGCAAAATATCATCTTCATCTTCAGGATCTGGAATAACTGGAGCTTCAAATGTATTACCTGCAGGATCCGTATAGTGAATTACTTCATTATCAACCCATGGTACTTCATCTTCTGTAACTTCAATAGACTCTTCTTCTGCAAATGGAACTTCCTCAGCTTCAATAACATCTAGAATGATTTCTTCTGACTGGTGCACAACTGGTTCTATTTCTAACTCTTCTTGCACCGCTTGATTATCAGCTAGTTCCGCTTCAGTATATCTAACATCTTCATTCATTTGATCTGCTTCTAAATCTGCAATCTGATCTAGTAAACTTAACTGATTAGGATCAACAAACTCTGATTCAGTTACAATTGGTGTTGCTAAATATAATGTAACTGGTGCAATTAATCCTTGAACTGGTGTACTAAAATCACAGATTGTACCTATAAAGAAATGTAAAATTCTTTGATCTTCCATCCAAGTTTTAGGATGTGAAGTCTGAAGAGAGTTAGTTACAAAGTTATAAAAAGCCCATAAACTATCAGTATTAGCAAATACTTGTTGTGGTTTCTTCATTTGTTCTCTGATCATACTAGCTTGTTCAGTAGTAAGTATTTCATACTCAGCAAACAGTACGCCTAAAAGCTGTGCCTGTTTTCTTTTGTTTAAACTTACTCCTTCCATAGCAGCTTTATCAAGACATAACTGATTATAATACATATTAGCATTAGATACATATTGATCAATAGTATCTTTTACTTCAGTATCGGCAGTACCTGTGTGCTTTCTAACCCATGAACCTATATCTCCTGATATCATTACTGATCCGGATTGATTAATATAAGCGCCAACTACACATTTAAATTTTACTTGTTTATTATAACTGTTTGTCCATGCAAACATCATTGACAACTCAGGATCAGAATTAAAGTTTAATCTATAAATTCCCTGAGCTATTTGTCCATCAGCAGTACATCTGTACTCCTCATCTACTATTGCAAATCCTGCAGTAGCAAGAGCTGTGTATGCATAATCAATAATAAATTGGTGACTAATTACAGTATAACTAGTACCATGACTTGGTAAAGGCACACTTACTAGGTGCGCCTTTGTGCAATCTTGAATTTTTCTTGGCATTTAAAATAATTTTAATTGGTTTCTATTTGGTTCTAAACCCGCTATTTCTTTCTTTATCTTATCTAGATAATAGCTAAGATTAATCTTGTAATCATCAAATGGTTTTTCTTCATGGTCAATATAAATAGTCTGCATCCATTGTCCAGATTCTATTTGAGTTTCTCTACCATCAAACAGGTTTGTTTTAATAACCTTACATCCGGAGTTAGATACATAATATCTAATAGTATCCTGCAGTTTAGTTTTTTCATACTCACCTTCAAAAATAGAATGTGAATAAAATTCCCAGTCTCCTTTTATCTTTTTACCACCACAGTAATCAAATATGTTTTGATTCTGTTTTAGATAATCTTCAGGTTCAATACCATCTACAAAATATGCATGTATAGCTTTAGGTATAATCAAGAAACTCTTATTTTTATGAAGAGCTAAATTCTCATACTCAAATCTACCTTTACATTTAGACTTATTATCTTCTGTAACTGCTATATAGTTATTTACATCACCCAATACAAACTTAGAATACTTGTCATGTTCCAGTTGTAGATTAGTAATTTTTTCCCACTCTGCACATATCTCCATATACTTATCTACTTTGTCTCTAGGAATCAAAGTTTCTAAACCATCTGTATTCTGTGCTAATGGTACAGCACCTTGTATACCTTCAGTAAGCATTTCATACAGTAGAGTTAGACTCAGCTGTCCATTAATGGTAATCCTCATGGTAAACTCTGGATCATATAGAAAACTATTCTCATCATTACTGAGTCCATAAGTTGAGTTAAGAATAATCTTATATACATAATTCTTAGGATCCTTCTTAGGTATCTTTTTTCTTTCTTCAAAAAACCATTCATATAGCTCACAAAATTCTTTCTGTGGTAAATGTCCCGGTGCCCATTCATTTCTAATAGCAAGATTAGGATAAAAACTAGTAACATCTGAAGTCATAATAATCATATCTTCACTAGATTCATAAACTTTACTAGTTCTAGCACCATGAATACCACCAAGACCATAATCTGTTTTAACTCCTTTATACTGCACTGAATATTTAAATCCTCCTTTAGTCTCTCCTGGATAAATTACTACTTCCTTAAATTTCTTTAACAGGTTCTGAAATGTAGCTGTCTTGAATTCTATATAAGGTAGTATGATATCATTTACTACAATCTGAGGTCTGTGAGTTCTCATTTGTCTCAGCTCATATTTTTTGATACCAGTTTGTTTACTCAGGAAATGCAAAAATAATTCTTTAGATATCCGTGGCTCAGAAGCGGAGAACAAATCAATATTATATTCTTCAGTCAAAGCTCTCCTAAGATTAATCTGCTCTTTACTAAGATGCATAATCTGTTTAGTAGACCTAACATCATTAATACAGTAATTGATTATTTCTGGAATCTGTTCTTCTGTAATTTCACTACTATGGTGTATAGGCATATCAATGATATTCTTCCAATCCATAGTATACTGAATCCATTTTAATGAACTTCTTTTAGCTGGATTATCCCAGTGGTTTAACTTAAATACATCAACCTGTCTAATATGTAAGTCTCTAGAACTAAATTCTAAAAACTCACTTTCTCTTTGTCTGTTGATTACATCCTGAGCTTTGGAATATATAAATCTAGCAATTTCATCACCAGGCATATCAAGTAAATCATGACCTTTAGCTAAACAATGTTCAGTAATTTGACTATCAAATCCTAAACCATTAAAGCTAACATGCCATTCATTATTGTTTACATTATGCATTAAGAAAGTTAAGAAAGCAACAATATCATTTCTAGATTCATGTATTACAAAGATTTGTCTTTCTTCTGATTTGATATCTTCAAAGACACCAATGAAACAATTGGATAATGTTTCATAATCCATCACATAATGTGTTTTCATACTTGTTTGGTCAGTTAAGCTGTTCCCCCGTTTAATTAATAAAAAAAGGGAGACTGACTAAAGCCTCCCTCTTCATTGTAAAACAACAACTACTTCTCAGTAGTCTTTTTAGTCGGTGCAGCTTTTTCAACACCCATAAACTTTTTATAGTCAAATCCTTTAGAATTTACAGCAAATAGTTTAATTACTTCTTCCATAGCTGTAGTGTCTTCTATATAGAATTCTTGAAATACTTCTATCTTATGTCTTTCTTCTCTAAAGTTTCTACCGTTAGGTCTTGCATGCTTAGTTGCAATTGGATCACCGTTGTCATCCATTTTAGGTAGCATATGCAATGCTTGCTTAGTTACTTTAGAAATTATTACAAAGACCTTAGTATCTGGATCCATGATACATTCTACATAAGGACATGATTCAGAAATAGGAATCATTCTAAAAGTTTGCTTGTCATTCCATGTAGATTGTACAAGCATCATTGTGTTTTCACTCATTTTGTTGGTTTTTTTTAAATTTGATACAAATTAATCTAGAATTTTTATATTTTCCAAATCTCCGACACTAATTAACAACATTTCTTTTTCTAGATCAGGTTTATTACATAATTCACCTACAGACGTGAGTAATTCAATGGATACATCTAGTATTTCTGCATATTGTTTAAAATAAAATTCTGGATACAGGTAACTTTTAATATAACCATGATTAGCACTATTGTTATTGAAATATTTTAGTATTTTTTGCTTTAAATGATCTTGCATTTGACTGTATTTGCCATTTACAACATGATTCCAATCAGATTTTAAATCAGAAAAATCAAATATTAAGGCACTTGTAGTTTCATCAATTTTAATATAATCATTCAGCCTAGTATGTTTAATTAAAGTCTGTGCTTCAAACATGCTATATTCTGGATCATCTTTAGTTTGATAAAGACAGACAAGTTTTGCATCCTCAGTGGTGTATTTACTGCCCCAACTTAAATAAGTTTCAGTTGGTAGAGCTTTGGCACCTCTTGGTATATCTAAGAGCGGATACAAAAATATCTTAGATTTTTGGAAATATTTCCGGTAAATTTCATTTAAAGCCATACATATTAAAGTTTTATATTACCTAATGCTAGTTCATATGGCAGATCATATCTTTTGTTTTCATAGTGCCACTTAATCTTTTGCACTACTTCACTAAATGAATCTGTCCATTTTACTAGTGTTTCTGAAGAAACTTGATAAGGATAAACTAAATTGTACTTATCAATTACTATAAAAGTAACTTGTACATTCCAATCATCAGTAATACTAAACCTTTCTTTTGCAAGATAAACATAGATAACGGCTTGAATCCAATATCTATAATATTCCACAGAGTCAGGAAAGTCTTGTATTGACTTACCAAGAGTCTTTAAGTCATTAATAAAGATAGTTTTTGAGTTATAATCAACAACTACATTGTCAAGGACACCGTGGAAACCAAAGGGTAAATTTTCTACATTAGCTCTAATATGCAACTCATTATAGGCTTCAATAGTTTTATCTTCTTCATCTTTGTCTAGTTGCAATAAAGCTCTCACATCTTTATTGTTCCTTAGTACTTCAACCGCAACTTTGCAGCCATCCAAAGTTGGTTGATCTACTGTTGTTTTGTTTAAACTAAGATTCAGAAAATTAAAATACTCAATGTTTTCAGGAGTCAAGATCTTGTCAAGTCTCTGCTGATCTGTTTTAAGTGTTTGGTAAAGGTTTGTTGTGAGTAGATGTGTGAGTATCTCATTTGAGTAGTCTGACAAAGTTAATGTATTATTTCCTAATGTTATGTGATATCTAAAAATAATATCAATAATTTTCTTTTGACTGTCAGTAGGAAACTTACCTGGCATAGATGTAAAATTATCATCATATTTATCTGGTTCAAATAATAAACAGTGTAAGACACGCCCTCCTACAAGATGCGTGTCTGTACTGTCCTCTCTTTGATTCAAAACATAATGATTATAAAACATACCAGGTGAAAATAATAGTTTGTTTATTCCACTATAACTGAAGTAAAACTTTTGTTTGTAGAATCTTTCTAGTTCCTCAGAACCAATCAAAGTTTGTATCATTTTTCTCTTCTATTTGATTGTTATTTGCATGTGACTCAGGGACCCCTGTAGATTCTTCTAACTCTATTAACTCTGACTTGAGTTCATTTCTCTCAATTCTAGTAAATGCTTCTTCTATGTCTTCATTAGATACTTCAATATCACTTTCAACCCCTTCAACCCCTGGAGAGTTATCTTCAGATACCTCAGTAACAAAGTCATCAACATGTTGGTAAGCATAATTAATATTCAGTTTTGCATTTAGTTCATCACTAAGAGTTATAACCTTAACTCTAAAATGATCACTATCTCCACCTTCTGAAATTTCTGAAGAATATCTTTTCATTAAAATGTCCATCATATCTTTAGTGATTACTTCTTTAGTACAAAGAGAATTAACTATTTGATCTAAACTAGTGCCTAAGTAACCTCTATTTTTATTTAAGTAACCAATTAAAGATTTAAAATTCACATGATTCTTAGTATGACTATTAGATATTTCATGACTATGTTCTTTAAACAGCATTTCTAAATATAATAAAGATTCTGCATAATTAGAATTAGCCATAATCTCCATAGCTAAAATATGATTATCATTATCTCTACTCTCAAACATCTGGTGTATTTGCTCATACATAGTTTCATCTATAATAGTAGCATCATCACCATTTATATGTTTTAAAATAGCCATCTCATCATATACAGTAGATCCTATTATTTTATGACATAAATCAGAGTAATCATCCTCAATAGTATTATAATATGTTGAAGAATTCATATTAGCAGTGTATGAGACTAGAGTTTTATTGTCTCCATGTCTAATATCATTATATACAGAATAATTAAATAATACTCTGTCTTCTTCATAATTTTCTAGGGCTTCCCGGATATTCTCTCTGTATCTTTCATCCATATACATATTTGGATCATTCATCATCTCATTAAAGTCTGTAAGATTCATGCTGTATTTCCATTCCGCATTAGTAATTTTATCTGTTGTATTTCTTGCAGCAAATATATGAGTTGCTTCATCTATATTTCTTATAGTTCTTATTCCATGTTGTAAAGCTAGATCTTTAAGCTTTATTCTTGGAACATTAACTCCCGGTAGAAAATAAAGTTTGTCACCTTTTGTAGGAGTATATTCATTAAGATATGCAGTAAACATGTCTTCAGTCCTATTTTCCATACAATATAATGGTTCTACTTTAATAATTACCTCATTTTCACTTGATTCTACTTCTGATAATACAATATATCTTTTCATAGTTTAAAAGTTAATAAGGGGAGTATCACCTCCCCCTATGTTTGTTTGTATTTAAATTATTTTTCTTTAAAAGGTTAACTGTTTAACCCTTCAATTACTTGACAGCCATCTTCACCACGTCTTTATTCATCATAAGCTGTGCAAACTTCACCTTATTTCCATTAACAATCTCCTTAATAATATAATATCTAAGGTCATCAGTAAATGCAAGACAGTCTGTACTAAGCTTGATTAATCTTTGAATCATAGCGGCAGGAACAGGTTTAGTATCAGCAAACACAAGTGAATAATTAATTAATCTGGTTGCAATCACACTAGAAATATCAGCTCTAAAGTCATCATCTTTACCAACTGCATTTGTTAATGCATTCATTACATATTGCTCATCTTTAGTAAGTGTATCTTCAGGTGAGATAATCTTATCTAACTTATTGTTAATAAACATAGTAAACATAGAACTAAAGTCTACACCAACAGAACCTTCACCAATCATTTGTATTAAAGGTAAGCTGTCTTCAAACTTAGGAATAGAACTAATTGCATTAAAGAAAGTAGTAATTGATCTTGGATTAACTCTTTGAGTTACTAGTTCTGGATTCATCAACATAAAGTTGATACATCTACCATCTATGCTTGCAGTCTCAGCCCACTTGCCCCATACATTTACATCATATTTTAACTCAACAGATACAAATCTTGTTTTCTGAGCTACATCCAAGCTAGTTACATTATAGTCACCATTGTCTGGATTAGTAGTCAAGATAACATGCCAGTTTTTAGGAAGCTTCCATGATACATACTCTTGTCTATCTAAGATTTCCATTGTTGCTTGCATAAATCTATGATCAGCTCTGGTATAATCATCAAGAACTAAGAAACCACCTTCTCCTTTACCCTGAATCCATTCAGGAGCAGCATGTGACATTCTCTTTCCCACTACTTTATAACCTTTCTTTACAGCTGCATCTATCTGAGCTTCATTAATCCATGTTGTTTTACCTTCGGCATTCTGGATTTCAAATTCTTTTACAGGAAAACCTACTAAGTCACCTAGTTCTTCCAACTGAGATAGATTAAGTTTTACAACTTGCATACTCATCTCTTTACCTAATTGCATAATAGCTGAAGTTTTACCAAGACCCGCATCACCTTCAATATTAATAGCTACAGGAACTTTTCCTTCAGATTGGATATGCTGGTTATTACCAACCATGTGCTTAATAAAGCTTTTTAACTCTTCAACATTCAATTGTACTTGACTCATTTTCTTAATTTTTTTAAATTTCTAACTTGATTACTTTTCCGGGCAAACTATCATTCATACTTGATTGTTCTGACAAAACCCATAGAACATTTCCTTTTGGTTTTACAGAAGTATTACATTCACCATCAGTAAAATATACTAAGCTTGTATATTTTTTCTGATTCTCATTATAATAATCTAAGACAGGATCAAACTCCGTCATTAACATATAAGCTTTCACTTATAACTGGACTATCCCTTTAACTCTATTGAGTTAGCTGATTATAGTCTCTGAACCTTTTTCTTGTAAATGTGTTTTAAAGATTTCTTTTTTCCTTTCTAGGAAAATAGTTGCATCTTTATACAGATAGTTATAAAATAAGTTTGCTTTTTTATTTCTTTTATAGCTTAACTCATATACTTTACTACCTTTTGCTTGAACTAATCTACCAGACAAATTAATTTTTTCATCTAATACATTTAAAAAAGCTTTTGTACCACTAAATCTAAAATGAATAACAGGAAAAATATTATTGTTTCTCCAATGTTTTTCTTTAGATATAAATACACTACCATCCCCATCAAAATATCCTCTGATAAAATGATGTCTTAACTCATCATGTATAATTGGAAACTCTAAGGTTAAGGTTTTTCTTGGTATACACCCAATTTTAGCTAAATCATTAACTAAAAGTTGAGAGGTAATTCTAATATATGAGTGTATTAAACCTATAAATAAACCAGACTTTTTAGTATAATCAATTATAGGTCCTTCAAAAGATAAACTTTTTTTAAACTTTTCTAAATGATTTTTATCTTTAATACCTAGTACTAATGATAATCTATCTTGTCCAGCTCTCTCATGGATACACCCATCTGCTAGTAAAAAACCTAACCAATAAGCTTTTTCTTCAGTGTCTATTTTGTTAAAATAAACATCATTTACATTATATTTTCTTTTCATGGTGGTATATATATACATCCAATTTAAGAATAATATTTCACATTTGCAAGAAACTTGGCTGCGGATTGTGCAATCTATTAATCTTTTTACTATATCTAGATAATTAGTCTAGCCCTTATGTATGTTACCATCATAAGTTAGTAATTAATAGCTCTAAGCATTTTCCCGCAATTTACAGCATTTTTTACTGTACATCACTGCACAGGGTGGCACATTTGATCCTACCACCTCTACCTTGAACTTCTAGTTCTAATTTACCTGTATAGGGTTTAATAGAACCAATCTTAGTATCACATTGTATAATAGTAATATCTACACCAGCCTTATAAATATGATGAATCTCATTCATAAATTCTTTGAGCTCAGTATCACTTACAGAACCTGAAGTATCAATACCTAACAACATATGTTGTTTCATCTTGATCTTAAGTCCTGGATTGTCAGAAAATCTTCTATTCTCTTTTCTTCTGATCTTCTTAGTAAATACTTTAGTACTTACACCAGTAAATCTACGAATATAACCCCGCCAATCAAATTTAGCTGCTACTATTTCTTCAATAACAATAACACCTTCTATTTCTCCAGGAACAGTGCCACGCTTTTTAATAGTTTGTTCTTTAGCATCAGATAATATTTTCTGTAACTGTTTCTCAATTAACTTTTGCTCAGCTTCAGTAAGATTATCAAACTCCTCCCAAGTGCTATGATCAGGAACATTAGCAGATTCAATATTATCTAGTAATTCATCCATAGATTCATTACCACAAGTGCCGTTCTTATCTTTTTCATCTTTTAACTCTTTAAGCTTGTCATAGTAATATCTACAACCAGCTTTAAGTTCAAGATTCAAATCAGCATAGTCTTCAATGAAAATACCTCTTCCAGGACATTTTTTGCTAATTTCAAGTATTTCTTCTGGACTTAATTCAGCTTCTATTGCAGCTTTAACTTCTTCTGTTACCTTTTCTTTTATCTCATCAAATTCTTCTTTAGAATATTCCCCACCTGGCAACCAAGACTTTTCAATATACTGATTTATTTCCATGTCCATTGCTACATTAGCCATTCTCTTATCACTAAACTTAAAGAAAGTAGTAAGATGTCCAAATGCAATATGAAGCAATTCATGTTTTAATAGACCAAGTCTTTGGTCATCATTAAGTTCTTCCCAAAAATCAGAATTAATAGCAAGTTGATAATTAATACCATTCTTACTAACTCCTGCTGTTGGTACTCTCTTATTGTCCCAAAGCTTATTCAATGTAATGAGAAAAAACCCATAATAGGGCTCAACAAGCATTAAATTCTTTGAAGCTTTTGCTAAACTTTCATTTTTATTTGTTACATTCATATTATAGTATTATATTTGTACTATGGTTATAAAACAAAATAAAGGTTATAAGTTACCTCTATCAAAATTAGAAATTATTAATAAATATGTTTCTGGTGCATCATGTTATGCAATTGCAAAAGATTGCAACTGTACACCACAAACTATTTATTCAATAATTAAAAAATCTAATACACAATTAAGAACATTATCAGAAGCTGCAACTAAATATACCCATAATAAAGATTTCTTTAGTATTATAGATACTGAAGAAAAAGCTTATTATTTAGGTCTACTGTATGCAGATGGTAATGTTACAAATAATGTACTATCAATATCTCTACAAGAAAAGGACAGAGATATTATAGAAAAGTTTAAAAACTTTCTTAATTATACAGGTCCTGTATTAATTATTAATAAATCAGGTAATAGACAAAACCAAATAAAACTATCAATCACCTCACCAAAACTTGTAAGTGATCTACTTACTCATGGTCTTTATCCTAATAAGGGAACAACATTAAAATTTCCTACTACTGTTTCAGAACTATTACAACATCATTTTATAAGAGGATATTTTGATGGAGATGGTTGTGTTTATGCAAATGATAAATCTAAAGATTATCTATTTAGCATGTTAGGACCAAAAGATTTTTTAATTAATGTTCAGAATATCTTAATAGATAATCTTGCAATTAGTAGAACTAAATTATATAACCCTAAAAATTGCAAGATAACTCAATTACATGTTTTAACTTATCAAGGTAAACAAAACTTAAATAAAATATCTAGTTTAATTTATCTCAATGCTACAGTTTTTTTAGAAAGAAAACATAGTAAGTTTCAACATTAGGTCTTTACTAGCTTTACTTAAACTCTGAACTTTATCCATTAGTTTTTTAGTTTAATATTTATTTCAAATTTATCTGCCGGATATCCTAGTTGTCCTAAGAATCCCACCATGTCAAATACAAAGTTCTCTAAGAACATTTCTATTGAATCTTTACTAGATCCATTAGAAGTCATAAGTGATAAACACTTACCACTAGTAAGATTATTGTCACCTAGTGCAGCAGCTTTACTCAATATCTTATATGATTTTGGAGCTTCTGTTTGCCAAGTATCTTTTGGTAACTTAGAAAACTTATACAGCACTATTAACTCACCTTTATAATCTTTAAGATCAGCATTTTCCAATGCTTGAAATGCTATAGTATGATTCTCAGAATCACTTGACTTTAGCATGTTTAATAAATTCTTTGTTTCTTCTTTGTCAAATTTTAATTTTGCCATTACTTTTTATTTAAAATTTTATAATCATATTGTAGTGTTCTAGAGCTTCATCATAAGAAGTTGCCCAGATTCTGTAACCATCAATTACAAATAGTTGTTTTTCCATTAGTCTTCAATTTTTAATGTTTTAATCATCCATAAGGTAGGTGTCTCAAGATTTTCCACCCATTCTTTAGCACTTGGTACATAACCATTGCAGTCTTCCTTAACATGTTGTTCAGCAACATATCTTGTGTATACAGTTTTACCATCTGAATTAATAAAACTTTTCCCAAATACTCTTTCACATTCAAATATACCTTCACTATGATGTCTAAACATTCTGTGTTTACTATGACCAATCCAAGCCTTAGTTTCATCTAGCCACTCATGGATAGCCTGATAATCAGATATTTGACCTTTCCATTTTTTAACTGATGTCTTACAGTGTTCTAGCGGATGTGCCATTATTTATTTTTTAAATGTTCAATTACTCTTTCCCAGTAACTTTTAGCTTTCATTTTACCATCTTGATATGGTGCTAATGAATGAGTTGCTGTAGCAGACTTTAATGCTTGTTCTTTAGCTTCATCAAAACCATGTAGTTTAACTGCATAATCATACATTTCATCAGCTTTTTCTTTTTCACTCATCTTCTGCTTTTTCTAGTAAACTACCACCATGTTTATAATCTTCAGTTTCAGTAATTCTTATATGATTGTTTATACAATATTTACCTGAAGGAACACATATAGATAAATCTCCATAACCACCTTCATTATTCCACCAGTCTTCTATATCTTCAAGAATTCTTTCTTGTGCAAAATCTTCAATTAAAGAATAAGCACTTGAATCTAAATCAGCTAAATTTGCATCATTATCCCAAGTATCTATATAATCATCTACATCTTCTGGAGTAGCACACTTTTCTGTTGTATATCCAATCCATTCCACGGCACCGGAGTCTCCTCCACCATCATATTGTACTTTAATACCTGTAACACCAAGGTCAGCCAACTTAAGTAGAAGGCCTGTCATTTCATTTTCTGTCATAGTTATTTGATTTTTACAATTGTATAAGGCCTAGACCAACATAAGTCTAACCATCTTTTAGCAGCAGCAATGCTATGAAACTCTCCAGTCAGAATTTCTGTACAACTACCATGAAGTCTTATAATACATTTCTGTGATATCATAATTTTGCTTTTTGAATAAAATGTTTTGCTACTTCAGGAATGTGTTTCTTGTAATAAGGTTGATTATCCTTACACCAAGTTTTTACTTCCTCTTTACTCTTAAATGGCTTTTGCCAAGAGCTATTATCCATAATCATATTAAATGTTGGTTCTAATTCATCTATAAAGGCTTGAACTGTCCAACCTTCCCAAATGTGTCTGTCATTACTCATATTATTTTATTTTAAAGAATCTTCCAAGTATATTTCCATTTAAGAATTCTTCTTTCTCAAGAACTTCTCTTGTGAATTGATACTTAGTTTCATAATATGTAAGTTCCATTTTGGAAAAACATATTTTAACCATAAATCTTTTAATCTTTACACCAGCTTTGTGAGCTTCTTTAAGAGTTATATTACTACTATAGTAATTGTCATAACTAGGTTTTGTCACGGTGCTGTACTTTTTAGTTCTTTTATCAGTTATATTTTCAAGTTCTTTTTTACCAAACTTTTTTTTAGTTACTGAGTAAAAGTTCTTTTTACCTACATATCTTACAGACTTTCCATCAATAATAACTTCCATCTCATACACAAAGCCTATAGCTCCTTCTGGAATCATGCTATCATTAAAAGGTCTTCCTTCATATAACCAACTCATAATGCTTGTTTTAATAGTAAAAATAATGTTTCTTTTACTTTATCTATACCATGTACTTTAACTGAATCAGATAAATCTTTTTCCATAGGTAAAATAATATAATTAAAACCATATTTCATTTTATATCTTTCAGCTGCTTTAATCCCCGGATCATCATTATCAAATAAAACTATTATCTTCTGATAAGATCTCATTAACTCACTCATAGCTCTTTCACCAATCATAGTATTCTCACTGTCCGGAGCAATTACTTCAATATTATTAATACCTAGTTTATTAAAACACATTAGATCCTTAAGAGATGAGCTAATCAATAAATATTTACTATTATACTTAAGCTGATCTACACCTTGAATATAATTCTCAACCTTTATAAATTTCTTATCTGGTACCCTGGGCATGTAAATTTTGTATAAACTCCCGTCATTTCTAAAATAACCATAAGTATATGGTTTCTTAAATACAAATGAAGTTATAGTACCATCTGTTTCTTCTTTCTCCATTGTAAAGAATTCTAAAGGAACCACATTATACTCATCAAGTATTTTTGATCCAATTTTAAATCCTGTCCAATAGATTTGATCTAAACTATTCCAATGCCTCATTTCATAATCTACTACTTTGAACTTATCATGAATAATGATTTCCCTAGTTTCAGCTACTTTATTATCTTTTAAATAACTATGATAATCATTCATAATCTTTTTAGCAGCATCACCAATAGAAAGATTATATAAAAGCTGTATTAGTTTCCAACCATTGCCTTGATTACCTGAAGAAAAGTCTTTAAACTTATATGTATTAGAAACTACATCATAATAAACAAACATTGACGGAACCTTATCTTTTGGATTAAATGCAGATAGCATTTTTATATTTTGACCACTAAGCTTTTCCTTTAGATTTAAATAATATTCAAATACCCACTCATCAGGTACATCTTTTACATCAGAGATTAATCCTTTAGTTGAAATCATAACACATAATTAAAATAAAAAAAGGAGCCAGAAGCAATAACTGACTCCTCTTTGACTATTTAATTAGTCTAAGCTAAAATCAGTAGAAGTTTTATTTGGAATAGATAAACTATCATCATCACCAAAGTTTTTAACTTCTTGTACTTCTTGTTTCTTTAAATGAACACTTTCATTAAAAGTTAATACTTTACCATCTTTAATACTACCATAAGCATATTTACCTTTGTCTGCTTTTGGAAGATATAAATTATAGTTATTGTAACCATTTTTATCAGTATACTCTCTACCAGCTACACAAAAATCTAGATATATATCTTTAAATGGTGCAGTTTTATTAAAAGCAATTACAAAATGATCAATAGTATCATGTAAATTATCTTGACTCTCAAACCATTGAGAAATATCTAGATTATTACATAAACTTTTAAAATAAATCATAAGGGATTTATCTCTTTCAATCTTAATTCCGCTTTTAGTAGTACCGTCTGCAAATGCATACATACTACCTTTAACTTTACCTACTTGACCTTTATGTTTTCCCAGACTCTCATCAGTTTTATCAAAGAAAAATCCTTCAAAACCTTCAATTGGTTCTGTTTCAACATTCAAAATTAAATGTTTAGCTCCATCAATAAAAGTAAAATCTTCTAGCACTAAGCTATTGATTTTTAATCTGTGATTACCAGGTGCAATTGTTTTAGGAAGCCCTCCGCCTCCACTTGTTACTAGATCTTTTGTACTTAATCCCATTGTTATTTATATTAATTGTTAATGAATACTTTGTCCCATGAAGTAGTTAATACTCCACTCTCTAATTGTGTGATTACTATCTCTTGATTTCTTAAATGTTCAGGTCTTGCACCGCAAGTAACCTCTTCATTAGTTTTAAAGCTTAAAATAGTTTTATTTTCTTTTCTGTACATGTAACCTATAGCATCAGCTTGGGCACATATTAATGATTTTATCTTACCAGTTAAATCAATATTGGCAGACATAACCATTTCTCCCTTATCATCAACTACCTTGTCCTTAATGTGACCTGATAAAATAATATGGGGTGCTAAGGTATCAATAAAATCTAAAACTTGAAAAAAAGCTTCACGGATATATAAATATCCTGCACCATTTGGTAAAGTAGCAACAGTATCACCTGTAAAACATTTTCCCATTGCAGTTGCTTTATACAATTTAATGGCAAGCGGCATAATCATAGTCTCTAAAGCAGTTACAGTATCTATAGTAACATACTTATAAGGTTTACCGGCTTCTTTAATTGCTTTACCGGTATCAAGTAACTCCTGTAAAGAATTAATTTTTACTTTTAAAGCATCCACATAATCTGAACCATTCTCCAAATCTATAATTAGATTGTTTTCAAGTCCTGCAAAAGCAGTTGTTTTACCAGTTTTAGGTTTTGAATAAACAAGTAACCTCTTTGGGTTAACTTGAGTAGCCATTACTTTATTTGTTGGAAGTACTATACTCATATTTCACTTTTTGTTTGTTTAATAATATCATTCAACCAAGGTCTTGCACTTATAGGTTTCATAAGCATAATTGCTGCAAGATCTCTGATAGTTATTTCAGATAAAGGTGCATCTGCAATTTCTGTATTGTAAACCTCATCAAGTGATAACTTATCTTCTTTATTAGGAAATTCTTGTTCAAAATCAGGAAATAAAGACTTCTGAAGTCTTGGCAGTTTAATGTTTTCAACTGTGTCTTCAGCAGGTTCACCTACATCTTTTCTTTTTTGATATACATTATAAGGTATTTCAGTACTATCTTTAAGAACAGCACGCAATTCAGTTACAGGAATAGTATAAAGTTTGTAAGGTTCCCCTTTATAGTTCATACCTTCTTTCATCTCATACTCTTCTCCATAATAAGGATTGCTCTTATACTTAAACAATTGTCTATCAGAATTAAAAGGTACAATGTCAGTAACATTATCTTTTTCATCTTTGACATTGTCATAGAACTCTATGTATATATCAGTTCCTTTAGTTATTTCAGACTCAAAAAGCTGAAATTGCCTTTCTGCTTTACCTTTTACAAAGTAAGCTGTCTTAATAATAAATGTAGGATCTGCAATACCATGAGATCTAAATGTCTCCATGTGTTGCGCAAAAAACTCTTTTTCTTTTTCTTTTCTCATATTCTATTTACATTTTAAATTGATACTTTTTTTGTTGCTTGTGCTGGTGTAGCTATCTCTACAATCCTCATGACTGTTCTATCTAG